GCGGTGTCGTTTCACCAGTCAGTAAGCCGTTCCGTACAACCTGTCCAAACCGTTCAGCCTGCGATTCTGCAATGCCACGAAATGCTTTTTCGACTACCTGACCGTTAGGCAAAGTGATGGTTGCACCCTTTGCTGCAGTCAAGCTGAATGTTTGCGGTGCGCCTTGAACGGCAGCGACCAAATCATCGCTGAGCGTGACGACGTTGATTTGCGTTGGATCTGTTGTGACGACTGACTGTGCAAATTGCGGGCTGATTTCAACAGTGTTGACAGCAGAGCGTATCCCTGGCGGCAACGCGCGCGCTAGTTGCTGGGTGACAAATTCAGATTGCAACTGCGCTAAACCCTGCAGTTCGTTAGCTGTTAGCTCAGTACTATCGCCAGCCCATGTAGTAAGGCTTGCTTTTAGCTGAGCCAAGATAGCACGCAGTCTGGCAGCTTTAACAGGTGCGGCAGCTTCGTCAATAATCCGCAGTTGGTTGACAGCATCAATAATGATGTCGTTGTAGGAGTTGATCAACCGACGTGCAACGCTATTGCTGTAGCGGTTGAGGTCAATGGCGTTGCGGTATAGAACTGCTGGCGTTGCCATTATTCGATACCTAGATCCTGAGGCTTACATGCGGTTTGCATGGTGACATCAGCGCCAGACTTTAACGCTTCTTTGATCAGCATGATGACAGCCTCTGGCGTTTCATCAGTTCCGTTTTCTACGTTCATTTCTTCTACGGTGTATAGCTTGCCTTTGCGATACCAGCTAAGCCTGATAACAGCAAAAATGTGAGGCTTCATTTGTCCTTTAACAGCGACGAGCTGTTGCCTGCGTGGCTTGTTTGCTTCCATTGCCAACCTCCATAGCCAGCTCATCATGCCGGGATATCGCTTGTATCTTCTGGTTCTGCAGATTCTTCTGGCATTTGTTCATTGACGCGAGGTTCAGGCTGTGCCATCTCGATCATGCCGCCAGTTTGGGTCGCTTCCAGTTCTTCTTGTACGTCAAAATCGTCACCTAGCACTTCACCATCAGCAAGGTTTTGCAGCAGCGTTTCTTGAGTGATTGTGCCAGCGGTGTAGAGCTGCAACAATGCCTGGATTTCCTGCGGTTCAAGGCGTGCGCCTAGGAAGTCGCGGTTAACGTAACTGCTGCCAACCTCGGTGATGTTGAGATACTCAGCGTGATAGGTCAAGCAGTTATCAATCAGATCCTGCATATTTTGGGCGATCACCATCATGGTGCTGTCACCTTGACTGCGGTCGATGCGCTTAGCCTCTGCAGTTTCTGCCGATAGCTTTTGACCTAGCACAGCAGATAGACCTAGCTCATTGATTTGCTGTGCGATCTGCTCAAGCCTGCGGAACTGCGATTCAAAACTGTTACCGCTGGGTTCTATATATTGTGCCTTCCCTTCTGCTGGGAATGCGATTGCTTCACCAGGACCAGCGGATACTTCTTCTGCGCTAGAAGGGAAGCCAAAGAAGGCAAGCATCGGGACAGCACAGATGTGGAGCTGATTGTCCAGATCAGATTGCACTTGATACGCTTTTAGATTTAGCTCCGCGATGTCTTCCATCGGCGGACGTGATTCCATAAAGTTCACGCGGTTAGCGTAGGCAACGCTAAAAGGAATTTGACTGAGCGTTGTGGTGCCATTGTCAAACAGCTCAAAGTCACCGGACTTTTCATCACGGCGATGCAGCTCAAAGTTGCCAGGGGTTAGGACGCGGACCTGCTCGACTTCCTTTTCGCCGTAAAGCCCGTCAGGCACGATCACCTTTTCTAGCAGGCGAAGCTGACTAAGCTGCTGCGCTCCGTCTACCAGTTCCGTACGCCAGCCGAGGATTTCGCGCGGCGAGTAACTGACGTAATAAGGTCTTCCGTTTTCACCAGCAGCAGGAGCATCCACAAGCACACCAATGTGCCCGTAACGCACCATCTTTCGTGCGGTTTCATACGTCCAGACGTTGAGATCGTTGCCTAGCAAGTCAACGTCAAATAACTGTTCGCGCACGATGTCAGATACATCGTTTAACCGAACCGGCTTGCGTGTCAACATGCCAGCCAGCATCCGCTCAAGCCGCTGGTAGTAAGGCGGACATACGGAGCGAGCGAGTCTGTTGTCGTAGCTTTCGTCTAGCTCGCGTGGTTCTTGCGGCAGGTAACGGCGATGCTTACGACGCATCCCGTAGGTGCCGGACATTAGATCTTCAATCAGGATCCAGTGTGGCTCCTGAGCGTGCCATGCGGAGTTGGCATCGTTGACCTTGGTAACGGTGCTCCGCGCCATGGGGCGGTCGTAGAAGTTATACCCTGAGTACATGGCGCCGCTTCGATAATCAAAGTTTAAGGGCTGGTGTTAGCCAACCCCACAGGAAGCCCGATGCTTAGCAGAGCGGGAACAGTTTTAGCCTAAACGATCCGATTGCGATCCACTAAAACCTTTAGCGCATCAGAAAGCCGATAATGACCCTCAAGACCCTGATCGGCTGCTATCTGCTCTAGCACCATGATTTGATCTGGAGTAAAGGTTGCAGTGACAGACTTCCGTTTCTTTGGTTTTTCAATAACCGGCTTTTGCTCTACTTCTGTTGCTACTGGCGCAGGCGCTTGAAGTCCATAGTCGGCAGGACGAAACACTGGCAGTTCTTGCTCAATGATTTCAAGCTGCTTTAGCTCTGGCAACTGAAAGCACTCGTGAGCCGCCTTGACTCTCCACTTTGTTGCGCCAGGATTACGGCACGGATGCTTTTCGTGGTGAAGAATAGTTGTTCCAATTCGATAATTTGCAGGAACGATTGTTTCTTCATCATCTGGGAACAGAAAAGCTTCTTCACCGTTCGCCATAATGACGCGAACCCATTTTGCGCCTGCAGGCCCTTTTGAAATGATTTTGCAGCGTCCAAGTTTAAATTCGTTTGCTTGAACATCCTGAGAGGCGAGATTGCTGAGCATGAGAGTGAACGAGAAATGAGAACGAGAAATGAGCAGAGGAGAAGGTGTAAGGGCTGACATTAGCCAGCCCCATTGAATCAAACGGCTACAGCCACATCGGCAGAGGCAGCCTGAAGCGTGACGGACTTGCGACCAATCTTGATCTCAAACTCGTCACCGGGCTTAAAGCCCATCTCCTGAACGTAGCCTTCACCGATCTGCAGCTTGCCGTTGAACTGCACCTTGGTCTTGTAGGTCAAGGCACGACCACGCTTGCTGTTGGACTTCATTTCAAAGCCCTTGGCTTCAAGCAGTGCTTCGTAGAAGGCGGTGTAGCAGAGCTTGCCGTTTTTGTCGGTGTAGCCACACTCGCGGACAAGATCTGATTTGTTGAGATCTTTGAGCTCTTTGACCTTGGAGAGTAGTTCGGAACCCTTGAGCATGAGTAGGGGTAAAGCGGACTTGGCAAAGATAGCACTAATACAGGCGGATGCCAGTAGACCTGCCAGCGCCCATGTGTAGCGGATTGAACTCACGCCAGATCAGGTAGCCCAAGGCATCATTCATGTGATCATGCCCAGAATCCTTGTCGGGGTCGCCTTTTTCGGTGTAGCACTGCAGCTCTAGGCATTCGATCATCCGTTTACAGGTTGCGCTGATCTGCAGTCTGACCTGTCCCTTGCCATTTTCGAGTAGCGCCTGCACAGCAGAAACCCTGTCCCTGACTGGTGGGTTAGCGCGTGGTGACTGGTTTGCCATGCCGTACGACTCAAGGATCTGAATGTCGGTTTGGCTGGCGTTGGTACTGCGGTTGCCGCCGGAAGCATCGGGGTAGACGTAAATCTGCCGGTTGGGGTAACGCGCTTTGATCTGCTGCGCCAGTGCATCGGTATCGTGCGCACCGCTTACCTCGTCGATCACGAGCAGCGTGTTGTTCAGCTTGACGCCGATGACAGCGGACATGTTGCCGACGTTGAAGTCAACGCCAATGCGTAACGGTTCACGCTCAGTGTCTGGCAGTTTGCTGATTACGTGCTTGGTGCGGTCGAACCTGTCGTAGACCGTGCCGGTGGTGAGGTTGACGAACTCACCGTCTAGGTAAGCCTTGAGCAGTGTTGGATCGTAGTTTGCTTCAAGGCGCTCGATGAAGTCTGATGGCAGGTGCGGGTTATCAACGGACCGCATTTTGATTAGCTTTCGATCCTGCCTTGTTTGTGCGTCTTCACTGCCGAATGTGGTCCACATCCAGCGGAAGCCTTCAGGGGTTGATGCGGCGCCGAATTGACGGACGTTGCCGGAACGTAAGCGACCGAGGATCTTGGGAAACGCTTTGTTTGCAATGGCAGGTGTCACGGTGTCGATCTCGTCTGCCAGTACCCAAGCAAGGTTGAGACCGATGATGCGTGACCAGTTCTCGAAGCTACGGCACAGGATTTTGGTGTCACCACCTGGTAGGTGGAGCATGTATTCCGGCAGCGGTGAAGCGCGGAAGGTGTAGGGGATCTCGTAGTGCTCCAGGAAATCTTCAAAGTCGTTTTGCCAAATATCACGGATTAGCGGTCCGGTTGGTTCCATGACGCAACCGATGAAACCTTGATTAGCAGCAGCGAGGGTCACAGCCTTCGCGGCTAACGCTCTGGTTTTACCTGCGCCGTAACCTGCGCTGATGCCGATGATCTGGGTTTGATCGTCGGTGACGAACGCTAGTTGTCCAGGGTGAAGGTCAGCGTTAATGCGCTTAAGTAGTTCGGTTGTGTCTTGTTGTGTTTGCGCTTTGATAAAAGAGAAAAGGTGACTTTTTTCGCAGGCGTCATCAACAAGTGTCATGACATTTCAAAGCGCAGCAGCTTGGCTTGATCTTCTAGGGCTTTGATAGCAATGCCAAGATTGCCGCGTGCGCGTGCTTCACGTTCGTAATCTTGAAGGCGAGCGATAGCTGCTGCCAACCATTCAGGGCGTTCTAGGTCAGCATCAATTTGCTGTAATTCTCTAGCCCTAGCAATGTAATGTTCAGTTTGGCGTATGCCTACGTCCCAGTTTTCCGCAGCGTAACGAATAATTTGCGTTCTACTATATGCGCGCAAGAGTAGGTCGTAAACTTCATTTACGCGAGACTCAGATTCAGCTTTGGTGCATTTTTTGCCCATCGCTTAGGGTTGTAGCGGATTGCGTATGATATTAGCGTAGCGCAGTTTAATTTTAACAGTCAAGGTTTTTGTGTTGCTTGGCGTAGTTGGTTGATTTTTGGTTCGACGAGATGGTGAGAAGAGACGGTGCCGCAGGTGTCGCCGATGCAGACGCGAACGCAGCCATCAGACAAGTTTTCCAAGGTCGGTTGGACGGATGAAGCGGCAGATTCGATCAGGGAGTTCAGGCGGTCTCTGGGGG